CACTCTTTCCCTACACGACGCTCTTCCGATCTTACCGGGCCGCGTCTTCTGCCGAGACCATGCCGTTTTCATCACGGACGGTATCCAGAAAATTCTTGGCGGCATCCCACAGATTCTTGCGTTTCTCACGCAGTGCTAAAATCGTATCCATTGTTGTCCTCCTTAATGAATGAGCAATGCCAGCCGTTTTTCTAAGGATGCAGCTGGCACTTTATGAATCGGTTCATGGGGTTTCAGTTTTTGTACCAACGAATTGGTAACAGTTACCGGCGTATAAATCATGGCTTCCGGCTGCTCTCCCTTGTCCTTCTTCTGGTCGAAGAGGATTTCATCGGCAAAGCCAAGTTCTACCGCCTTCTTTGCATTGAGCCAGGTTTCGTCATCCATCATATGAGAAATCTTCATGCGGGCCAGACCGCTCTTAATTTCATAGGCATTGATGATGCTTTCCTTGACCTCGCTCAACATACCGATGGTCTTTTCCATCTCTGCCTGATCGCCATAGGCCAGGGTCGCCGGATTGTGAATCATCAGCATGGCCACTGGCGACATACAGACCTTGGTCCCGGCCATAGCGATAACGGACGCAGCCGAAGCGGCCAGGCCATCAATCTTGACGGTGACGTTCCCCGGATAATCCATGAGCATATTATAGATTTGGGCAGCGGCAAAACAGTCACCGCCCGGGCTGTTGATCCAGAGCGTGATGTCACCGCTGCCCGCATTCAGTTCTTCCTTGAAAGCCTTCGGCGTCACTTCATCACCCCACCAGGTCTCATCGGAAATCTGGCCGTCCAGGTAGAGCGTGCGATTACTGCCAAATGAATCCGGTGCTTCGTTGGTCACCCACTTCCAAAATTTATGTTTCATGCGGTTCTCCTTTCAGGCATAAAAAAGCACCTGGCAGTTCCATACTGCCAAGTGCTAATGTAAATGATAAAGTTTTTTAAAACAGCGGGTAGGTTGTCAATGTAATACTGTTGGGATAATCGCTAAACCACATATACTCTCCGGGTCTAGTATAGCAAAGATCTACATCCTGCCCGGCACGTGGCATCTGCTTAAATCCATAAGCAGCTTTAAATTCCGAAAGAGAATTTTCGCAATTAAAATTTGTACGATCAAAATGGCGATTGCCATTTCTATCAATTTTAATTTTCCAAACACGTTGAAAACGCATTGTCAGTTCTAATCCTAATTTTTGATATACCCAGGTATCCAATCCTCTCCAAGATTTTGCATTTGATTTCTGGACTACATCCGGCTGACCATATTTAGCAATCACTTCGTTTTTTGGCGTATCTATCCCAATACCACCAACAGATTCATAATATTGAGGAGTTGGAGATTTTGTAAGTAATACGCCTTGCGTATCATCTAATGGCTTTCCGTTCAAGATAAGGTAAGAATGATATTTACCATCTCCTAAGTTTTCAGCAATAATATAGAGATTTCTATATCCATCCGCCTCTGCAATCTGAACAGAACAACTAAAATCAGAACTACCACCGGCCACTTTAGTCACCCCTATGACATTACAACCATTAATTGACTGTCCTTCAATATCCAGAACTACATTTCCATTCCCATCATACCAGTTACCTTGCATTTTTGATAAAACCGCTGAAGTTTGATCATAAGCAGCCACAGATACTGTGCTAAAGCATAACAGCATCAATCCTACCAGTAAGCATATACTCCATCTTTTCCCATGTTTCATAAATCCACCTCCATTTAATGTCTTTATTATACAGGAAGCGGATACAAATTCAAATATTTTAATCAGCTTCTCCTTTATTTATAAAAGCCCCAGCATCCTTGAGCTTGGTCATGCTGCCGTTCACGAGGTACAGATTGCCGCCTTCTTCATCCGGCACGGAATTCATGTCTTCCAGTTCCCGGATGTCGTTGGCGGACAGCCAGCCATTCTGCCGGCCGATGCTGTAGCCGGTCATGCGGCTCTCATAATCGCCGCGCATCAAGCCGTTGACGTTGAACTTGAGGAAATACTGCTTCTTCTCTTCCGGCAGGAACAGGGCTTTCTGCATGGCCTGCTCCCAGCGGATGACCCACGGGTCTAGCGTATATTTCACAAATTCCATGGACTGCTGCTCAATATTATTGAAGGAACTTTTCTCCAGGTCCCCGATCATGTGCGGCGGGATGCGGTAGAGCCTTGCGATTTCGTTGAGCTGGAATTTCCGCGTTTCCAGGAACTGTGCTTCTTCTGGCGGGATGCCGATTTGCTGGTACTTCATGCCTTCTTCCAGCACAGCCACCTTATGGGCATTTCCCGTCCCCCGGTAGACGGCATTCCAGGAGTCACGGACTTTCGCCGGGTCCTTGAGGACGCCAGGATGCGGACACAGGCATAGACCGCCGTTGTCTGCATGGCTGTGAACTCGTTGACCTGCTTATCACTGGATGAACGTCCAAACAGGTAATGCATATCCGTCCCGGTGTAATAATTTTGTGGCTTATCCCTGGTATGAAACAGTTTGGAAAAGATGCTCATAATCCACTCTTTCCTAATAAATCAAGTGATTGTTATAATAGATTCGTAGGATATCTGATTTTTCAAAAATGAAAAGTTTCCCATAGTGACGGAGGGTGATCAAATATGACAAAGGAAGAATTATTAGAGTTTAAATACACGTATGGCTATTTCAAGATTGATGATCTTACCTATGGTTATATGACGATTCTTTTCTTTCAGCCGCCGTGTACTTATACAAAAGTTTCCTTTGATGAATGTCTGGAGGATAGTGTTCCAAGCATGGTTCAAACATACAATGCACTAAGACACCACAAACCGTACGATTTTTTCATTGAAGCAGGAACTGAAAAGTTTTACATCAAAATCAGCGACTATAGTAATGAAAACCTAGATGATTCGGTACTCTTTACCGTAAAGATTTCAAATTGGAATAGCGGCTTACAGTATGGTACAGAGCTACATCAGGAAATGCCCGTTGCCTACTTAATGTATGTATTTGAAAAATTTTTCAGTGAATTACTTCATCATCCGGATTTTCCTTTCCAATATCCATGCTTTTCAGAAACAGCCAGCCCGCAGGGTATAGCCGTAGAAGCTGAGTTTGAGAAAAAATATGAAAACATGAATCTTTCTAACGCGAAATACATTAAGTTAGATAAGCAATTCATGCGGGAGCACATAACAGAATTCACAGAGTGCGGCGAAACACTAAAAAATGAATTTATAACTATGCTGACTGAATATAAAGTTCCTGATGGATGGACAATCTTAAGAGAATCGGGTCCTGAAACAAAGCACGATATTTTCTAAATCTATTAACCTTTATGCCTTAAACTGAAAATCATGGCTTTATGACGAGTGAAACTACTCTAAAATGCAATAATCCCCCGTTCGTCATAAATACTGTTCCCGCCCATTCCATTACGGATGGCCCGATCCAGTGCCATGATGGACGCCACGATTCCTCCTGACCTGGAATCAAAAATGCAATGAATCGATGCGGCTTTGCCTCCCTTGCCTTTTGATAGCGTTTATGCTATCATCCAAACAGGAATACAAGGAGGCAGAACAATGAGAACCTGGGAAGACTATAAAAATCATGTAAAGGCAGTCAGCGAAGAAGAACACCGCAATATGGAAGAAATCGAAGAAGTAAGCGATATTGTTTCCTCCATCATCCGGCGGAGACAGGAACTGGGTATCAGCCAGCGCACCCTTGCAGAACGCTGTGGCATTCCTCAGTCCTCAGTAGCCCGTATCGAAACACTGAAGACAACCCCCAAGCTCGATACGCTTGTCAAGCTCCTGCAGGCCCTCAACCTGAAACTTCAGGTAGCTGCAGCCAGCTGACAAGAAGTAAAAAGCAATATCCTCGTTCATCATAGCTACTGCCATGGTAAATACATGATTCCGTCGATTTTTTAACGGATTTTTTCATCCGGCTTTATGAAAACAGGACCTGTGCACGAGTACGTGCGCAGGTCCTATTTCTGCATTCCGATGCAATTAGTGAGCTCTGGTCAGCAAGGCCACGTTCTCGACGTGATGGGTACGCGGGAACATGTCTACAGGCTGTACTTTAGCGGTATGGTAGCCGTGCTGGTCCAGGTAGGCCAGGTCGCGGGCCAGGGTGGCCGGGTTGC